TCAACGCAATCATAATCAGCGCAGAAGAATTCTACACCTGATGGTTTTTCTTTTGGTCCAAAAGGGAACAATTGACAACCCGCAACCCTTGATTCATAAATTATATCAGGATGCTTTTCAGCAGGGTGGGCGTCGTGGTTAGGTTTATCGCAAAAACTGGCTTTACACCAATAACACACTTTATTCTTCACACAATTATAACATTGTAAATTAATTTTAGAGGTGAAAAGATGGCATGTTAAGCATTGGTTGCCGCTTTTAAGTTTGAGAGATGAGCAAGGTTCGCATAAATCCGCTCCATCTTCGTGAAGATTTTTGCAGAAAACATACCGACATTTCTTACCAACTTCATAACACTTAGTACAAGTAGTATAATTGTTTGTGTAATCACCGCATTTCATGCAAGTAGATTTTTTGAATTTCTTACTTTCTTGAATAATGGGTTGGGTAACAGAGGAAGTGGAAGTAGTCTGAGTAGTATTCTGTCTAACGTGAGGGATAGAAGGTACATCAACAACAGATTTAGGAATCTCAGGTAGAGTTGGCATAGTAGCAACAGGAGGTTTAATGACCTCTATCACAGGGATAAGAGGCGGCATTTCAACTTCAACTGGTTTAGGCTCTATAGGTTTTGTGGTGACACCAATTTTCTTGGCTTCTGCAACAAAAGCTCTACTAAGAGTGAAATCGTTGGATGAATGGCGGTTTTGCTCATACATTTGTAAGAGATGTTTCACATCAGCATATTTTCGAATATGACCATTCCAATGAACAGAAACATCATATGGATCTGGTAATCGGGTCACAGAAAATCTGGGTCCTTCAATAGTAATTGAAGAAGGCTGAGGAGCATCTGGAATTTGTTTGTGTCCTGTGTGAACATTGTAACGAGTACGGGGGCTCTGGACTGGTGTTTTAATGGACTCTAAAGCAATATCTAAAGCCTTTAAGAATTGAAAATTCAAAGGTTCAGTAATAACTGTTCTAGTATCAACATTGGGAATAATATTCCCCACTTCATCTAAAGGCAGCGGTTTTCCGTCACCATCAACAGGAGTTGAATTAGTTATAAGGGTTTCCTTACGTCGGAGATAGTTCTTAACATATTTCCGGGATTCAGGATCAGTACCCCAATCAGCGGCAAAAGCCTGTTCACGAGCTGATCCTTTTGCAGGAGTCGTATACATCGTGT